CTCTTAATTTATCTGGTTGCTCAACACTAAAAAATTCTATGTAACTACCATTTGTAAATGTGTACTTTAAAGCAGACCTATTCCATTGACTATCTCTGAACCTATTTGTTGCTATCATAATCTTTAGAAAGTCCTTCATAGCACCTCTACGCAAATGTGGTATAGATTCAGATACTACACTTGTTTCTGTGTTTGGTGTTCTTATACATCTATCAATAAGTATAGGTAGTATACCAAATGTTTTACCAGCTGATGTACCACCTTGAATTACTTTCTTTCTTTTCTTTAACTTATAAAGTTTCTTTATTGCAGTTGTAACTTGAAACACTAATCTAAATCAAATAAAGGTTGTTCTGATGTTATTGATATATCTTTTGTTTCTTTTGGTTTACCAGCATAATAATTATAAAACATTTGTACGTATTTAAAATTACCTTCTTCAACTCCTTTCTCAAGTGCTTTAAATGCTTTTGGCTCTAATGGTGTAAGTCTTTCAATCATCTTAACTTCTTCTGATTTACTTTTACGACCAGCATTTTTATTACCTCCGTTATTTTTTCTTTTATCTTCTTTCATTGTATATAAATTTTGATGAGTATGTTATTAAATCAAGTATATCTTCTTGTTCAAAAGTAAACCAATCCCCTCTTGTACATAAGTGATTATATCTATTCACTAATAGTTTTTCCAACTCATTAGGGTTGCTTATTTTTGTCAAGTAAATAATCTCTGCATTATAACCACTATGACTACTATATTGTTTAAATCTATTTGATATATTTGATGTAATGCCTATTTTATAATCTTTACCAACTTTTATTAAATAAAGAAAGTCTCTTATGTTTTCCTTTTTAATCTGCTCCTTAATGGCTTTATTTTTAATCATTTCATTGCTTAATAGTTCTTTAATAAACTTCTCACAACTTAAATCGATAGCCTTCATTAATGGACTTCCTTTTGGTCTACCTCCTTTATTTCCTTTTGTTCCTTTGTTATATTTTCTTTTATCTTCCATAGTTAAATATAATCAAATAAAATCATTAATGATATATTTATATAATAAAAAAAACCTAACATTTTACTGCTAGGCTTTAAATTAATTAAATTAACTTTTCATCAAGTTGTTGAATCCAGTTCCTTAACATTCTTTTGTTACAAGTACAAGGCTCACTATATTTATGATTAAAATACTTTGAATGTAGTTTACACATTATTTTAAAATCTTCATTTGACATTGTTGATGTTGTTCTTTGTTTTACACCTTGCCAAATAATTTTATCTTCTACCATTTTAAAACATTGTTAATTGTTGTTGATGTTGTTTAAGTCTTTTCATTGCTGCATTATAATATTCAGTATCTAATTCACAAGCAGTCAAGTCATATTTTAAGTTATGACAAGCAATTGCTATTGAGCCAGAGCCAAGATGTGTGTCTAATATTTTATCTCCATCTTTGGCATAATTCATTAAAAGCCATTCGTATAATTTAACTGGTTTTTGTGTTGGGTGTATTTTATTTTGTCCTGTTTCGTGTTTGCAAGCACTTCCACACCAATTAATACGTTTTATTCTCATAGGTTTATCAAAAGAACCCCAACACATCTCACCATCAGCAAAATCACTTTCACCATTATTTTTATCCCAAATAATCCAAAATCTTGAATTAGGTAAATAAAAATAATTACCACCCCAAATTAATTGATTTTTAGAAACTCTAAACAATTCATTGAAATATTCTTCTTTAGGTGTTTCATTATCCCAATGTTTTCCCTTACTTTTTAGTTTCTTTTTAGCATTTCCCAAAGTCATTTTAGTAACATCAATTCCATAAGGCGGGTCTACAATCGCTAAGTCAAAATGGTTATCGGGATACCTTGCCATAAGTTTCATATTATCTTCATTTGTTATTACCATAGTTCAATATCATTTAATTGTTCTTGTCTTTCATCACAACCACAATCATCTCCCCATATCTTTTTAACTACCCATTTGATACCAGTATAGTATGTTATTCGTTCTATTAAATCTCCTAGTTTCATTCTTTTATTTTTTCTTTTAATCTGTCTTTTACTTTTCTGTATGTGTTATATAAAGAATGGTATGTAATATTTGTTTTCTTTGATAGTTCTGTTATACTATATTCGTCTTGTATTAAGTTATATACTTTTTTATCGTACCAATGTAACTTTTGTAGTTCTTGTTCAACAACATCATTTGCATCATAAAAATCAATATATTCTCCACTTTCTAAATCTAATACTAAATCTAAAGATATATTTTTTTGTTTCTTTTGCTTATTCTTCATTTGTAAAAAGGTAGTGCGTAAAGTTAAATAGATATAATAATAGTTTACTTCATCTCCGTAGGCTATGTTTAAACCCTTTTTAAGCATCTTTCCGATAACAAGGTACATTTGTGATACAATGTCCTCTGCTTCTTCTCTATTACACCCAAATTTAAGTGTGGTGTTTATCCACTTATTGTGAGATTGAAATATCTTCTCTAACATAGTATTGTGTTTGTAACAAAGTAATATAAATAAGTTAAAGTTTATTAAATACTTATACTATTTTATTAACACTTTTGAAAAGGGTATAGTTACCCCAAGTACATAGAAATATATTTTTATTTGATTATCTCTCAACGTTTATGTATGAATGCATACACAATGATAAATACTTACTAAATAAACATATAATTATATAATACTTTTAAAACGACATTTTACAAATAATCAACTATATTTTTTTCTTATACAAAACTTAATTAGTATAAATTTTATTTATTAATAAGCAAAATCACTTATGCCACTTGATGCTTGTATTACTTCGCACTTGTCTTTACTTTTCCAATCCCAGCTCTTTTTAATTATGTTTATACGTTCAATAACCTCATCTATTTTATCTTCTGGTATATCTTGTAAAACTTCAAGAATAGGATTTGTTTTTATGTTGTCTTTTAAATCTTTGTGTTTTTGTCTTAACTCATCGTACTTATATGTTAAGTATTGATTTCTTATATAAGAATCTTGATTAAATTCTAAACTGTTTAGTTCTTCAAAACTATCTTCTATTTCTGCTAACCTAGAATTGTATCTTTTATACATTGGATATTGATTAACAAGGTGTATTACTGTTGCGTGATGCATTGTCTTTCCTTCTGATTGAAAGTATAAAGCAATGTTTGTTAAACCTATTCTTAATTTCTTTCTTAAAACATAACATACTAATGCTCTCATCTCTACATAATCTCTCCTTCTTGTGTTGTCAAATATATCAAGTCCAGATACTTCTTTTACACTATCTCCTATTTTCTTTATATCTTCTATATTCATTTATTCTGCTCCGTTATCAATTAATATTTTGTCTGTTACGTTTGTTACTTCTTCTTTGTTTAATGTATATGCTTTACATACTTCTTGTATCTTACAGAAATCATTAAAGTCAAATTCATTTAGTACCCATTTAACAAACTCTAATTTATTTGCAATTAGTTTATCTCCTAAACCTTTATCGTCTACATCTTCAATCTTATTATAGTATTCAGATTCAATGTGCATTAACTCTTTTATAGTTCTGTTTACAATTGTTCTTTACTCTGTGTCTAAATAAACCAGTACGCATTGCTTCTTCTAAAAAGTGTTGGTTTACAAATGATGTTATTATTGCACCACTAATCTTTTCTAAATTCTTTTTTGTTAGCTCCATATTTGATAATTATAATTTTGTTCGTTATAGTATTGTTTTGTTTCTTCTACCTTGTCTGTTAATAATTGTTCAAGATAGTTATAGATGTAATCTATTTCATCATCTGATGCTTTGTATATTTCTTCTCCTTGATATAAATTAGTTTCTAATATCTCATTCTTTAAACTTACTTCTATTAAGTATTGTTCAGTATCTGAAATTAAAGTTACTTCATTTGGCAATGAGTTTATACAAAAATCTCTATTATGGTACTCTGGTCTTATTGTTTTTATTAGTTTAATTAATTCCATCATTTAGTTTTTTATACACTTCTGTTTGTGCGTTGTTTTTTTCAATCATTATTTGTACTTCTAAAATTTCTATTTTATTTTCAAGCCACCAGTTATCACTATTTTTAGCATAGATTTTAATTAGTTCTAATGTTTCTAAAGTTTCTGGTGTTAAGTTGTTTTGTTTTC